TATCCGTGAGCGCCAGAATATGGGTAATGGTGTTGGTGAAATCGCCTATCTCGGCGACCGCTATCAAATGCCTGTAGACCGTCTTTCGGATTTGCAGGATTTGATTGACAAGTACAACGCAGCCAACGCAGCAGGACAGGTGTCGGCATTGAACGAAATCATTGCGTTCATCTACGATGACTACCGCCAGGTGATGCTTGCCGCTCACAAGCGTATGGATTTGGTTGTCGGCTCTCTCCTTATGACTGGTAAAGCTGTTGTCCGGAACAAGGATAAGGCGCAAAGTGAACAAGGCGCAACAGAGTTCCTTGATATAGAATTACCAATGAACTTTATCACTCCTCAAAACAGTGATGTTACTGATGGGGGTAAGAAGAAGTTGGTAACATTCTTGATGAGGAAGCTCGATGCGATTGCTCCTGACTTCGGTAAGTATGCCAAGATGGTGATGAGTCGCGGAACGTTTGTTAAGCATATCATCGGTTCTTCTGAATTTGGAGATATGTTCAAAATGCAGTTGGGGCAAAACCAGATGTACCTCTCAACGGGTCTGGTTACCTCCGAGTTGGCTTCGCAGTTGTTTACCGGCATAGGTCTTCCTGCGATTGAGATTAAGGATGACTATGTCAAGGAACAGAATGGTAAGAACGTACAGGTTTACACAGATAATCGCATTACCTTGCTTCCGCAAGACAAAATCGGTTATATGCGTTTCCATACCCCGTATGAGCAAACCGACCCTGTTCCAGGTATGACTTATTCTTCCGCAGGTGAGGGTGATATGTTGGTAGCTTCTAACCGTGACCACAACGGGCGTTACCTCGAGTACACCGCCGAGTGGATACCGCAGATTGCCGACCCGACACTCATCACGAATATTGACCTCTCTAATCTTTCGTAATGACGGTAAGGGAATATATATCACAAAGGCTTCGGTCGTTCGGCGTTTCGGTGTCGGACGCCGACCTTTGGGATATGTCCATTTCCTCCAATGTTAGGATAGAAGATGAGATTGATTGCGAAAGCACTGATAAAGTAAACGTCGCTATAGCTCGTTTCATTCCGTCTCTTTTGCTCCGTGCTACAAGTATTAGTGAGAGTGGTTTCTCTATGTCGTGGAATATCGACGGGATAAAGAATTACTACTCGATGCTATGCAAGCAGTACGGACTTAGGGACGACCTCAATGATAATAAACCTAAAATCCGCTTCCTGTGATTTTCGCTCCACACATATTGCAAGTAAAAGTTCTCACACCAGAGGACAGGGATGAGTTCGGAAGACCCATTCCCGATACTGGTGGTGAAGAATGGCGAACCTTATGCCATTGCCGTTGCGATGATAATACCACAAAGGAGTTTTCATCTGTTAACGGTGAAGTATATCGTCCGAATTACCACGTGGTATGTGAGATGAGAGTGGAAATCAATGCAGGGGCGGAAGTAAGGTGCTTATACGGGAATAGCGTAAGAGGCGAGGGGACTGTTTATATTGTAAAGAATACAAACTACTTCAATAATTCTGAATTATGGTTGTAGAGAGTAATTTCTCTGATGTAGAACAATTCTTTGATGATGGAATATGGGAAGTGGAAAAGGCTATGATTGATGCTGGCGATGCAGCTGTAAAAGATGCAGAGGAAAGCGGAACATACCAAGACCACACACTCGTTTTAAGAACATCTAATAAATACGACGTAGACGAGGATGGGCTTACATTGAAGAATACCGCCGATTATGCTTCATACGTCGAAGCGAAAGGATTTGAGGTATTGAGTGGAGCAGCGTTAAGGGCAGAGAAAAACCTGAAAGAGAGATTTGAATGATAGCATCTACCGACATAGCGAACATACTTTACCGCGACTGCAAGGTCTTCGGTATTGAGATTGTTCCATTTGGCGAAACCCTCACAGGGGAACTAAAAGGAGAACGGATAACCATCTATGTAAAAAAGCCTGAAACAGAGAAATACTGGGAGAAGTGTTTTGTGGAGGTTAACCTTTGTGTTCCCAACCTACGTAGAGGTGAAGCAAATACAGTTCGGCTCAATGAGTTAGAACGTATTGCAAAGAGGAAATTTAAGCCATACACTGTTGATAAATATGACGGCTCGACCTATCGTTATTCAGGGAACACCTCTGTTGAAGCAGACGCATCTTTAAAGTGCCATTTCGTGAATTGTAGAATTTTGTTTAACGTATTAAATGTAAAATAGTTATGGGATTAATTTCAGCTGTAGGTATTAAGCGTATTCTTTACGCAGAGACCTCCGCAGTTACAAAGGACATCACACCCGCTGATGCAAAAACGCTCATTAAGGCTGCTATTACAGCCAAGAATGAGGTTCAGAATGTTCACGGTGAAACGTGGAGCATTGAAGAGTCCGAAGCATCAGTAAATGGGTATAAGAACCAGCTCAACGGGCAGACGTATCGTTACGACACTACTCCCGGCGAGGTGTCTCCGACTTTCTCTATTGGTCAGTACGACTATCAGACGAAAGCTGCCCTTATGGGTGGTGAAACTGTCAAGAAAGGCGGTAGTGGAGCAGATAAAGACAATATCGTAGGGTGGAAACGCTCTAACGAGAAAGTTGTTATCAACAAAGCTCTGTTCTGTCTCACGGAGGATGATGTTTGGTTCATCTACCCCAATAGTCAGATTGTTGCTCGCGAAGCCAACACAGACAAAGCTATTGCAATTGCCGTGAAAGGCTTAGTGCAAACGCCAAAAGTTGCAGGTGTCGCATCGGAGTATAATTTCGACGAGGGCGAAATTCAAGCATTGAAACCGTAAGGAAAAGTTGCAGGATAACAATAGGTGGGAAGTGGCATTGTCCACCTCTCACCTTTTTCTTTTAGATTATGAGCATCGCATCAAAACTTGTAAGCACGGCTATCATTGGGGGAGATTACTCTCTCATATATGTGAACGGAAAGGCATATCCCATCCAACCCCCAACAATAAAGAAATTGGCGGGCGCAATATCGTGCATCAGTGACTTAGATTTAGGCGAGAACGCCACGTTAAGGGATATGCTTCTCACCGCAAAGGACTGTGAGGCATACTCAAAGGCGTTATCGTGGTTTATTACTGGTGATTTATCGCTTAGCGAAGAACTATCAGAGGGGACATTTGAAGAAGTGATAGACGCCCTTTCCTCTGTATTGGAGTTGGTTGGAGTAAACCCTTTCTTGAAAGCTGCCAGTTTGACGAAGAACGCAAGCCTGCTGGCAGCAAGTCCGAAGTAATCGGCAATAGAACCCTTTTAGGGCAAATAGCGTCATTCATGGATAGCTTGCATCTGACATATGACGAAGTAGTTAATCAAATTCCTTACCGAAATCTTGTTGTTATGCAGAAAGACAAGCAGCACGAAGTGTTCGGTGATGTAGTGAAGAAAATCAGTGGTAAGGAGTTAGCAAAAAGAAGAAATAGGAGGTAAAAATGCCGCAGCTATCGTTTAAAATTCAAGCCGACTATGAAAAGGTTATACGGCTTAGAGAGGAAATCTCAAAATTAAAACAAGAGTTGAATGGTGTAAATGCTATTCAGAACCCGGCAGCCTTTAATGCTCTTAATACAAAATTACAGCAGACATCCCAAGAATTAGGGAATGTCACGAGCAGGATTGCGCAAACTTCTGCCACAATGGAAACAGATTTTAAGCAGAAAATATTTGTCGCTTCACAGAGTGTGAATGGATTTACAGCAGAGATTATCAAACAGAAGAAAATTATTGCTGATACGAAAGAAGATATCCGTTCATTGTCTGAACAGTACCGCTCGATGGGCAAGTTTGAGCAGTCAACTTCTCCCGTTAGCGCAAAGTTAAAAGAGGCAAAGAACGCTCTTGCAGAGCAACAGTATGCACTTTTTCAATTAACCCAAGAACAAGCTACTGCACGGCTCTCTGTAAAGAAGCTCCGTGATGAATATGCCCTCTTTAAAGAAGAGGGAGGCGGGACGGCTAACACGCTTGACCTGCTTAAGAAAAAGATGAAAGATATTGCGGCTACCGTACTGGGAGGAATGGGGTTAAAAGAACTTGGTAGCCGTATTATCTCTGTCCGTGCCGAATTCGAGAGCATGGAAACTTCGCTTAAGGTCTTACTTGGTGGTAATCAAGAACGGCTTGATAGCATAATGAAACAAATTAAGGAATATGCGCTTGCTTCTCCCCTAAACACAAAAGATATGGTCGGAGCGGTACAGATGATGACATCTTTTGGTATCGAAGCGGAAAAATCTATTGATTACCTGAAAGCGATAGGTGATATTTCTATGGGCAATACGGGTAAGTTCAATTCCCTTGCACTTGCTTTCTCACAGATGTCTTCTGCTGGAAAGCTGATGGGGCAGGACTTACTGCAAATGGTCAATGCTGGCTTCAACCCGTTGGAGGAAATCTCACGAAAGACAGGTAAATCCATCGGACAACTCAAAGAAGAGATGTCAAAAGGTGCCATCTCTTCAAAGATGGTGCAAGAAGCCTTTATATCGGTTACAAGTGCTGGCGGTAAATTCTATGGAATGTCATCCGAGGGCGCAAAGACACTCAACGGCCAAATTTCAATGCTCCAAGAGTCCTTTGATAATATGTTCAATGAGATTGGGCAAAAAGGCGAGGGTGTTGTAATGGGCGCAGTGAAACTTGGAACATCGCTTGTAGAAAATTATGAGAAAGTTGGAAGGATTATTGCAGGGTTGGTAGTTACTTATGGTTTATATAAAACCGCTGTAATCATTGCTACAGCAGCAGAGAATGGACACACCATTGCTATGAGTTTAGCGCGTGTTCAAATTCTTTTAACTCAAAAAGCCCAAGCCCTCCTTAATGCGACAATGCTTGCTAATCCCTATGTACTTGCAGCAGCTGCATTAGGAGCACTCATTGGTACTATGATAGCTACAAGTGACGGACTTACTGAAATGGAGGCCGCCCAAAAGACACTTAATGACACACTAAAGGATGCT